GGGCAGCAGCAGGTTCTGAGGCAGCAGTAAACTGTATCGCATCAGCATAATAATTATAGATTAATTTTATAAAGGCGAAAGGGGTAACTCCCTTTCCCTTTTATTTATTCAACCAAATATGTCGATAGGTAAAATATATAATTTCAGTAACTACGAGTATCTAAACCCTAGTCAAAATAAATATGGGAATTTAGAGCTTACAGATTATCCTACAATTCAAGTCGTAACAACTTCTGAGTTAAAATCTCAACTTAGAATTGATAATTCTGATGAGGACACATTATTGGGTACTTATATATCTGCTGCGACACAGATGGCTGAAAATTATTGTAATCGACACTTTATAAACGCTACATATAAACTTAGATTTAATAGTTTACCAAGTAAATTTAGTTTATACTACCCTGATTGTCATACATTTAGTTTATGGGCTAAAGTTACAGAAAATTCTTATTCACAAGAAGATGCCGCTAACTATTACGTTAATACAGATGTTAACCCAAACATTTGTAACATACACGAAAAGAGTTTAACCCCTATGAGTTTTGATAGTATGGAAAAAGATACTGATAGCTTATGGTACTTGGGTTTTTCTACTGGTTATGGAGCAGGTGCAGCTAATGTGCCTGATGCTATCAAACAAGCGATTAAATTAATTGCAAGTGATATGTATTATTTCAGAGAAGATAGAAAAAGGTCTTTTCCAATGGCTTCTGAAATATTATTACAACCTTATAAATGCTACTTATAAAATATGGCTTTTATTTCTCAAATAAAGGCAGGTGATTTTAATGTTAGGATGCTAATAAAAGAACCTAGTGAAAATCAAAACACTTTTGGTGAACAAGTGGTAAGTAGCTATTCTACACAAGCAACAGTTTGGGCTAAAAAAAGCGTTACATCTCTAAGAGATATAAATGAAAAATTTGAAGGAGACCAATTACAGTCTTATGGTAAATTTTTTATTCAAATTAGATATTCTAGTGGTATAGCTGACAATATAAAACCTGATTGGAAGTTAGTAGATAAAAATTCTTCTGAAGAATATGAAATATTAAGCTATATAATAGACCCTAGAAAAGAATACATAGAATTTTTTACTAAAATTGATATAAACGATTCTATATTATAATATGGCTGCAAATAAAGGAATACGAGTGATGGGAGTTCAAGATGTTCAACAAAGCCTTAAAAGGTTGGGTTTAACAGCTAAAAAATCTCGTACAGTCATAAATAAAGCATTGAGACCTGCTGCTAATGTGTTAGCTAGAGGTATTCAACAGGCTTATAGAAAAGAATTTAAATACGAATCAAAAGTTGGTGACACGTTTGTTAGACGTTTACCAAGAAAACCAGGGAGAACACCTACTTGGAAAACCATAGGTATAATAACATCTAGGAAATCAAGAGAGCCTGGGTTACTTGTTGGTCCAATTAAAAAAAGAACAACACCTATAACAGTAAAAGGAAAGGATAGCTATAATTTAGCAGCTATGCAAATCGAAGGAAATGCTATACAACAGGCAAGAGTTGATGTATTTGAGCAAACAGCTCGAAAGATGAATCAACAAGTATATTTAAAGGCTGAAGAGGATTTGGACAAAATGCTAGATAAAATGATTAAACAAGCAGGTTTTAGATAAGATATGTTTGCAATAATAGGAAAGGAAATAGTAAGTAGGCTAAATAGCCAAAGTGCTTTTACAACAGCGAATGGTAATAATAGGGTTTATCCTGTTATTATACCACAGCTATCTAATTTTCCTTGTACAACATTTGAGATAACAAATGTATCAAATTTTTTATCTAAAGGAGGTTCTCTAAACTCGTGTGACGTATCAATTCGTCTTGCTTGTTTTGCAGATACTTACATTTCAACATATAATCAAGCTAAAGCTGCTGTAGAGGCTTTAGACTTGTACGAAGTAGAATACACAGAAGATAGTGTAGACTATGTCGCAAAATTCAGATTTCTTGATTTAGACGATGACTATTTTAAGACTTCTGAAAAATTCTACAAAAACGTAAATTTTAACTGTCTAATAATTAAAAAATAAAAAAATGGCAATTTTAAACGCAACAGATTGTGTGCTTTCTATAACTACAGGAGGCTCTTTACAAGCAGTAGCTCATTGTACTTCAGCTTCATTATCTATGAATATGGAACTTCGTGATTCCACTACAAAGTCATCGACTGGGTGGCAAAGTAATTTAGGTGGTCTTAGGTCTTGGGAATTATCAAGTGATGCTTTCGTTGAAATCGGTTCTATTACAGGTGCTGATATTGAAGAACTTTGGACTATTTGGGAAGCTAGAACAGAAGTAGCAGTAAAGTTTGGGCATACAAATATGGAGTATACAGGTAATGCACTTATCACTTCAATTTCTATTGAGTCAGGAGTAGAAGAAAACGCAACTTATTCAATTTCTTTAACAGGTTCAGGGGCATTAGCAAAATCATAGTATTAACCTTTAAATCCATTAATTATGGCTATTCAAAACGCTTCGGATTTACTGGTTTATGCTAAGACTACAAGCCCTGAAAAGCAAGTTACTAGAATCTCAATATTACAAAGCTCTCCTATAACATTTGAAGATGGAGAGACAACAGGTAAAATAACTGTAAGCAACATAACTGATACTGATAATAAAGTATATGATGGTGAAGAAACTACAGCAGTTGTCAGTAATGGTGGTTCACTTCTTATTGCAATAACAACAGTTTTAGCAGCCAAAGATTACGCTTCTACAGCATCAGTTATAGAAGGTCAATATATTTATAGAGATTTTACTAATGATAGTACAGGTCTTGTACCAACATTACAAATTTCAAATGGTACATCAAGTCCAATAGGAACTTTTATAGAAGATGCTGTGCTTATTGAAGTACTCACCCCAGGTTCATCAGCAATATTTGACCCTGTAGCTTATAGCACGTCAGCTTCGTTTACTTCTAGTAGAGAGTTAAGAGATATAACCAATAAAGATTCAGGTGGGTGGTCTGAGTCTTTATTTGGTTTAAAGTCTTGGGAAGTGTCTACTGAATCATTACAATCAGTTAATCCTGATGTACCTTTAGATGGTACTGATTTTTTTGATAAACTTAAAAATAGAAGTTTAGTTAATATAACTTTTTCTGATAGAATTAGAAATATTATTAGAACTAACCTTACTGAAAGTGGTGTTGATAATTTCTCATTAATATCTAGTTTAACTCAAAATAACTTAAAACCTGACCCTTTTGGAGGTTATACTGCCTCTCTTTTATCAACAGGTGCTTCAACTACTAGTAAAGCTTTAAGGTATACTGCTGATGCAGCTCGATTACAAGGTAAAAAGTTGACCTTTTCTTTATATTTAAAAGGATATGCAGGTACTACTCAAGCAGAGATTTCATTTGGTGGGATGGGTTATAGTTCAGTCATCGAAAATCTTGTAGCAACTGTAGAAGGTAGTGGAACTGCTACATCCGCAGGAGGTATTTATTGGGAAATAACAGGGTTAAGCACAAGTACTTGGACTAGAATATCTTTTTATAATGATGTAGTAGATATAAATCAAGGTGCGGAAAATGTTACATTTTCTCTTTATCCAGGAAAATATGATGACCAAGATAATGAAGCTCTTTTAACATCTTCTTGGCAAATAGAATTTTCAGATGGTACTAATTATCAAGACCCTATCGATATTACACATTGGCAAGGTGATGCACTTGTGTCTAGTATGAGTTATGAATCAGGAGTCGAAGATAATTTGACTTGTTCGGCTACATTTACAGGGACAAGTAAGGTTTATCCAAATGGACTTGGTCCTGAGTTAATTGGTGACACGTCATTTAGTTATCCAGGTTATTGGACTACAGGTGGTAATGCAGTAGTTGAAGATGGTTATGGTAAAATAATTGCACCTAGTGGAAGTGCTAATGCTTATGTTAATAAATCTTCTTTAATTGTATCGGGAGACAGATATTTACTTACTTATACAATTCCATCAAGTAGCCCAGGAACAGGTAATATTGTTTTAGAAGAGATTTCAACTGCAAATGTTGATTTACCTAAAGCTGAAGGAACACATCAAGTTCAATTTGTTGCAGGTGATAATAATTTCACTATTAAAAGAGGTGAAAATCCTTGCGATATTTGGCTAAGTTCAATTTCACTAAAGAAAGTTTTATAAATCAATTAATTAATTAAATATGAAAAAGGTAGAAATAGGTGGTCAGAAACGACCAATTAGATTTAGTTATTTAGCTTTAAAAGACATCTGTAACGATTGTAACTTAAAGTTAAATCAAATGGACCAGTTGGGAACAGAGATAGACCACGTTGGTATTATCGCCTACTATGGTCTAAAATATGGTGCTAAAAAGAATGGAGAAGAGTTTAAGTACAAAGTTCGGGATATTGAACAATGGATAGACAATGAAGAATTTGACAAGATAAATGAAATTTTTGAAGCATTTAAATTAGACCAACCTCAGAAAAAGGGAAAGTAGGAGAGGGAGAGGAAATTATAAGTGAAGAGTCGGGTGAAGTAGATTGGGATAAGCTAGAAGAAATTGGATTGGGAATGTTGGGGTTAAATGATGAAGAATTATATGATTTAACTCCACGTTCACTTGATAATAAAATAAGAGGTTTTAAAAAGTACAATGAGCAATCCTCTCAAAATCAATGGGAACAAACTAGACTCATTGTACATAGTTCTTTTGCACCTCACTCTAAACACAAACTTAAACCAAAAGAGTTAATGCCTTTCCCTTGGGATAAAAAATATCAGGTTAATAAAGATATAGCTAGTAAAGAGCATATTAAAGAAGTATTAAAAAAATACAAATTATCAGAACCTAAAAAAATAAAGACTTAAAATGGGTGGAGTTAAAACTATATCGATAATTGTAGCAGCTAATATCAAAGGCTTAGAATCAGGTCTTAAAGGTGCTAATAAATCTATAGCAGGTTTTGCATCTAAAGCAGCTAGAGTAGGCTCTATGTTGTCTTTTGGTGTCACAGCACCATTAACAGCTTTAGGTAAGTCAGCATTTGATACATTCTCTCAATTTGAGAATGGTATGATGAAGGTGAAAACTGTTACTGGGGCTAGTGCTGACGAGTTAAAGATGCTTACATCTGAGGCTAAACGATTAGGTGCAACAACTCAATTTACAGCTTCACAAGTAGCCGATTTACAATTAGTTTTAGGTCGTAAAGGTTTTGACCCGACTGCTATTAAAGATATGGAGGGGTCTATATTAGACCTTGCTTTAGCTACAGGAGAAGATTTATCTCTTGCAGCAGAAACTGTATCAGCATCAATTAATGCTTTTGGATTAGAGTCTAGTGCAGCATCAAGTGTAGCCAATACTTTAGCTTCAGCAGCAGCAAATTCTTCTATTCAACTTAGTACATTTAGTACAGCTTTTGGTCACGCAGGTTCTTCGGCTAAAGCAGTAGGTGTAGATATAGAAGAATTATCTGCTATGATGGGTGTCTTAATGGATAATGGTATTAAGGCAAGTAAAGCAGGTACAGGACTTCGTAAAGCCTTTATAAGATTAAATGAAGAGGGTATTCCTTTTGGACAAACTTTAGATAGGCTGTCTGAAGGCTCAATGGGTTTAACAGAGGCTCAAGGATTAGTTGGTGATACTGCTGCTAATCAACTAATGATATTAGCTCGAAACAGAGAAAAAATCTCTGAGTTAACTACGGAATATCAAACAAACACGGGCAGACTTAGAGAAATGGCTGATGCGATGGGTAAAACAACTCACGCTAGGATAAAAAAGATGCAATCTGCTATTGAGGGAATGAAGTTAGAAATGGGAGCATTAATTGCAGATGCCATAACTCCTATCATAAATAAAATAACATCTTTAGCAGGTGCTTTTACAAACTTAGATGATAGAACTAAAAAAATAATATTAGTTATTGCAGGTGTCGCAGCAGCTATTGGACCTATGTTGTTAATTGTGGCAGCAGCTACAGCAGCCTATGGTTATTTAGCTGTAGCTATTGGTGCTTTAACAAGTCCTATAGGTTTAGCTGTAGCAGCTTTACTTATAATCCCAATAGCTTTAAAATACATTGTAGATAATTGGGAGGCTTTTTCTGAAAGATTGAGTGATTGGAGTTGGTGGAAAAATATGCTAATTGATATGCTAAGATTCTTTGTAAGAATTAATCCATTTAATCAAATAATAGAAGGTTTTAATTTTGTTTTACGTTATCTTGGTAAAAACGAAATCCCAAATCCTTTTGACACTTTAAATGAGGCTTTAGTAGGTTTAAAAGATGAAACTAAAGAGTATGAACACGAATTTGGTAGTCTAACCGACTCTATTAAAGATGGAGTTAAAAATTTAGGAATAGATTTACCTAACATATTTGGTAATACTGGCACATCTAAAAAACCTCAAAAAGAAGAACCAAAAACAAGAAGTTTAAAAGAAGCTTACGATGCTATTTTTGGTGAAGGAGCTTGGGATGCTTATCAAGAAGATATAAGGCTAAAACAAGAACAAGAAGCTAATGCTCAAAGGTGGACAAACGCACTTAGTCAAATGGGTTTATCTATAGCTAATAGTTTTGCTAGTTCTTTTGCTGATGTATTATTAAGTGGAGACAATTTATTGCAAGGTTTAAAAAAAATATTTATAGATTTAGCTAAACAAATATTAGCTATGATAATTAAGGCTGCTATACTTTCTGCTATTCTAAGCACGATACCTGGATTGGGTCAAGCATCTGCTGCTAGTGGTGCATTTGGTGGAGCTACAAATTTTAGTGGTATATTACAATCAATGATGGGTGATTCATTTGCTAGTGGTGGTCAACCACCTTTAGGTAAAGTCAGTCTCGTTGGTGAGGCAGGACCTGAATTATTTGTACCAAATCAAAAAGGAACTATTATACCTAATGGTGATTTTGGTGGACCAAGTATACCTGATGTAAAAATAACAGGTGATGATTTATTAATTGTATTTGATAGAGCTAATAGAAGAAAAGATAGAAGGTAATGGCATACGGCAAGTATAAAACATCTCAAATAAAAGGTCAGGCAGGTACAAATTGGCAAGTTGAGATTTGGAAAAAGGGATTTAATGTTATACCATCGGTAGGTGATGAAGTTGGTGGTGGTGTTGTTTTTCACGTTTCATCAACAAAAATTTATGTAGTTGCTAAAGAAGATATATCAGATGGTGGCACTACCACATTTGATTGGGGATGTATGGGGACTGATATAAGTTCAGCAGAAGGAACAGCAGTAGGGACGGGTCAAGCTAATACTGCCCAAATAGTTGCAGCCTGTAGTTCAACTGATATTGCAGCTTATATGTGTTCTAACTTAACATTAAACACTTATAGTGATTGGTTTCTACCATCAACAGGTGAGTTAGCATTAGTATATGACAACAAATCTACATTAGAATCGGTTGCAGGTTTTTCTGCTTTTGGTTCTAATAATTATTGGACTTCAACACAATCAAATTCAAATAGTGCTAATGTAACTTTTTTCTTTAATGGTAATCAACCTGCATACAACAAAAATCAATCTTACAAAGTTAGACCAATTAGAAGTTATACATATACTCCTATAACTGAGTTTACACCACAAGGAGAGGGTTTTGAAATTAAATGGACTGGGCAAGGTGGTACAAGAGATAGGGAGTTTTTAGCGTCAGAATGTGTTTTAAGTTTATTTGCTGAAAATGATTCTGATGAGGCTTTTATTTATGATGTATTTGAAAAAGGAGATAAAGAATATTTTATTAGAATATACAAAAATAGTGTAAGTAATGCTAACATTTGGTGGTTTGGTTGGGTGCAACCCTCATTTGATGTATTATCAAACGAACCATATCCTTATCCAGTAAAAATAATAGCTACCGACTCAATAGGGGTATACAAAGAAAGGGGTAAGGATGTATTAACTCCATCTGATTGGGCAGCAGCAGATAGAATTAACAATCATATAAACGACTTTGGTACTACAATGTCACTTTACAATCTATCTCCAGGTAGTGTGGCTTCAGGTGACTTAGCTCCTGCACCTTATCAGCATAAATGGTTTAAAACAAGTGTAGATTGGTGGAGAGATGGTGATACATACCAATCTAACGACCCTTTTTATTTGTATTACATTACTTCGGCAGCATATCGTAAAGACGCTGAGAAAAAACCATATAACTACAAGAAGTACGATGTTCTTAAAGGTTGTATGAAAACATTTAATACAGTTGGGTTTTTAAGTGATGGGCATTATAATTTTATACAACCAAATAATTTAGCAGGAAGTCTTACGGGTGATGTAAGAATGTACCCTTATTTAGGGTCTGATAATGAAGTTCCATCTTCAGGTGTTGGTGATGTAACTACATTATTAGAAATAGACCAAACACAAAATGCTAATAAAGGAACAGTATTAGCAGGAGCTAATATAACTTTTGAACCATTATTTAAAAGTGTTACAGTAGATTTTATAAATGGTAACACATCTTTTAATGTTCCTAATGGAGTTGATTTAACATCTCCCTTTACAGCAGGTCAACTTCAAGCAGCAGATGCTGATATAGGTAGTTTAGGTTTAAGTTTTTCTGCACTACATTTTGAAACTTTTTCTTTTACTCCTGCAACAGGTCGCACTTTAGAGAATTGGGCAATTAGAACTATAGGTACTTTAAAAATAAAACACGGGACGGGTTCAAGTTCAAGATGGTTAAAAGAATTTGGTTTAGGTTTTGTGTGGGAGACTACGGAGCAATCTATTACATTAAAAAGAGGTAGAAATATTGGTAATGCTAATGGAGGTCCAAATTCAGGTGGTACTTATGGTATGACTACCAGTAGTTCATTATCAAATACAGTAGAGGACCCTGATGATGAGTACCCTTGTAATATAGAATATAATTCTTCTACAGGGCAATATACAGCTCGAACAAGAATAAACTTTCAAACTTTTAGTGGAATACCTATACCTCAAGTTTCAGGAGATATAACAATAGAGTTAAATTGTAGTAATGATTATTGGCAATTTGATGATGATGCAGGTACTCCTTATATTACAGCGACTCCCTCTGGTAGTATAACTAAAGTTACTGAAGCCAATGGTATCAGTATGATTGCTTACGACACCCAAGCACTTGATGGTCAAGTAGGTTTAACTTATACAACAGCTCAAGACGCTAATGAAGCTTACGAAGATTATGATTTAGGTGAAATTACTACAGGATGTACTACAGCAGGAGGTACTAATTTTAGTAATTTAATTTTCTCAGTTAAATATAATTCAGGGTCAAATTTATTAGTAGCTTCACAAGGCTTTAGACGAGCAAACTCAGGTTCTTTTTTAAATATATCACAGCTTTTAACTCAAGAGTTTTTAGAATTACAAACAGAACCTTTAGAGATATTACAAGCAGATATATTTAGTCCCGATATATCACCATTAAAATATATAAAATATTCTATAAATAATGATGGTTCTTATAAATACTATCAATTTTTAGGTGGCACATTTAAAGCTCAAAGTGAAACTATGAGTGGCGAATGGTTTAAATTAAGTTCAGGTACAGTAATTACTCCTGACCCCCCTGATGAAATATATCAACAAGAGTTTAGACCTGTTTTTCAAGAGCTAGGTAAATCTATTAGGTCTAATTCAGGTCTTATTGGTGATGATAAATCTAACAATGCTTATGGTTCTCTTGCGTCTGATTTGCCTGAGAATACTGCTGACACCAAAGTCACTTTAGCTTCTGCTAGTAAAGGTAAAATATATGATGGTCAAAAATTATTACTTTGCTACCCTGATGGCAGTAATCCATTAACATTAACAGCATCAGGTGACTCTACAACAAGTGACACACAAATTGATTTATCTTCATTTACACCTGACAAAGATTACCCTGCAGGTAGTTTATTAGTTCCTTTAACTTATGACCTAACCAACGTAATAACAGGCGGTGGCGGTGGAGGCACTCCTGGTGGCTCAGACACACAAGTTCAATTTAATGATGGTGGTTCATTTGGGGGGGATAGTGGATTAACTTATAATAAATCTACCGATACATTAACAACTACAAATATAGTAGCACAAGATTTAGATATAACAGGTTCTTCTAATGCTTTAACTATAAATTCTACTACAGGTAATGTGGCTATTAATGCTTCTAGTACTGATGCTGATTGTATTATTAGAGTAGCAGATAACTCAACAGCAGGAACTAATGTTATTGGTTTTGTAGCTACTGGAGATGATTCTGTAATAAGAAATGATGAGGGTAACTTAAAGGTTAAAATGGATAATAATTCCGATGTAACTTTAAATTTAGACCAATCAGGTAATTTAAGAATTACTGGTTATTATCAAGGTACTAATACTGGCTACAAGACTTTTTGGAATACTACTGATTCTCTTTTATACTACTATCTAAATCCTTCAGACTTTAATCTATCATCTAATTCAAGTGTAAATATATACTCAAGAGATAAAGGTGGAAGCGTTGTGTCAAGTGCTTATGATAGTAGGGCAGATGACACTATGGCTTTTGTTAACTTGCCTGTAGGTTATAAAATAAAAGACTTAATAGTATATAGTAATGTTAATATAACATTTGTATTAGAATATGGTAGTTATAATGATGATACTGTTACTAGCATACAATCAGGAGGTACAACAAATTCTGCCTTAATTCTTTCTAGTGCAGAAACTATAGACGAAAGAAGATATTATATTATAAGGGTAGAATATACGGCTACAACTGATGAAATTTGGGGTGGTAGAATTACGCTAGAAAAAGTATAAAAGGGAGTTTGATTGTAGTTTGTTTTTTAGCTACCTTTTCGATAGGCTACTTTCACTCCCTTATTTTAAATTAAATATGAAGAAACTAACACACATATTACTATTATGGATAATAACAACAAATGTTGTAAATGCACAACTTCTAAAGTTTTCTACTTTTTATGCAAGTTTTTCAACCTCTGCTCCGTTTGCAGAGAATCAAGCGTTCCTTGTAAATGGTGTTGCAGGGTCGGGTCAGCTTGTGGAGACAACTCAGATAAGCAAACCAAACCGAAACGTAAGCGTAGGTCTAAGAAAGATTGCTAGATTTGATTATCAAGTAAAGCAAGGTCAATTCTATACGGGTAATGAAAATGAAGTAAGTGATTTTGCTACCATAAGTAATGCCCCTGGAATAGAGTACTTGTTAGAATACACTTCTGTAAGAAATAGAGGTATTGTATTTGAACAGCACGAATATAAAGTAAGGTATATATCTAATAACTTTACAACTAAAGCTGCTTATGTAAATGATGGTTTAATTGATTTAAAATACACTTTAGGCGAATTTAGGTTAAGAAAAAATTTTGGTGGGTTAGACCTTACAGCAGGATTTGCTCATCGTTCTCATCCTGTTTATGGATTTTCACCTATTGAGGCTTGGTTTGCTATACCTGAGAATAAACATTGGTGGCAATTAGCTTATGAATTTGGTTATTATGATGATGATAATCATAATTGGTATTATGAAGATGAATTAATTGCACAATCTGACCCTGAGTTTTATCAATATCATTTTG